GTATAACCACATCTGTTCTTGGTTCTAGTGGCACTATTGGTGGTGATAACATGGTAATGTATGGTAAGACCTATCATGGTGATGTTATTGGCACAGCACAGAGAGCAAGATATATGACAAGCACAGACCCTGATGCAGTAGAAACTGCTAAACCTACAGAAGCAATCTTAACTGAAGGTCAGGCTAAAACCTATGATATTGGTATTCGTAAACCTCTTATTGATGAAGCAATAATCAGAAACAGTATCTCTGGTGGTGCGCAAACTGCTGGTGCTTCTAGAACTCCTAATCCTAAAAATGCAGCAGATACATTTGATGATGGTAAGACCACAGAACAGAAAAAAGAAGATGCCCAATATGGTAATGAGTTTGATACTCAAAATTCATTCATTAACGATTTTGATGGTGGGACAAACAGTGTAACACAAAATGTATTAAGAACGAAAAGTGGTTCAGTTGTTACATCATCTGATGGTTCTCCGGTTTATGTGGACAATTAGGATATAGTGAGAGATAATCAATGGTAAACGTTAATTTTAATAAACTTACAACTAGACAAGTTAGAGCATTACTTAGAGACCCTAACAATAGAGAAGATGGAACTCTTGTAGGAGCAGCTGTTGCTAAGAACTTGATTGGTCCTGATTATTTTGTTTCAGTTGCTAAAAGACTGAGAACATATTTCGGAAATAATCCTAAAGTAAAATACTCTAGAAAATCATTAGTCAATTCTACTCTAATCAAAAGATATAAAGAGAACCTTGGAACAGCAAAGATTCTACCAAGTCCAATCTTCGATCCTATGAAACTTGATAAGATTAATGGCACAACTAAACTTGGTGGTGGTATTCCATTATCTTTGTTTGTATCTTCTCCCGGAACTAGAGCTACTATTAACCATTTAAATGCAAGTGAACGCAAGATTATTGCTAAACGATTTTATTGCCATGTTCCTTTGATTGAAGGATTTAGAAATAATAGTAAGTTTAAACGAAATAGTTTGATTGTAACTGAAGGTCTAGTCAAGAAACAGAGTGATGAGACTTTAGTAACTGGTGATATTAGGGATTTACAGACACAAGGTAGAGCTGTTGTTTATGAAGTATTAAATAGTAAAGGTCAAAATGATGCCTATGCTACATTTGAACTTGCTAACTATTGGAAAGATAATAATCTTTTCCAAGGAATGATTCTACACTATGATACATTAGACCCTTCTCCTAATAATGCAGATGTAGGAACTTTACAACCTGATAAAGTATATCATGCTGAGATTATTGTTGTAATGCCTTCAGTAAATGATTACTATGAAGGAAGGTTTGATAGGTCAGTTAGAACTGATATTAATTTTAGAGCAGCAATCTATGGTGGTCTTGGTTATTTTCAGTATAAATAAACCATAGAATAATAAGAAAAATGGTATGAGATGGCAGTAACAAAAGCACTTTCGATAGAAGATGGCAATTTACAAACACCATCTATTGTAACGACTAGAAATCGTAAGTACAGTGATTTGGATTTAACCTTCGCTGCTAGAACTACTGGTGACATTTTCAAGAAGACTGATGCATCTGCTGTTAAACAATCTGTAAAGACTATCTTACAGACTAACTTTGGTGAAAGACCTTTTCAACCTAACTTTGGTGCAGACCTTCGTTCTAGATTATTTGAAAACTTTACTGATGAAGAAAATGCGTTCCTGATCGAAGATGCTATTACTGATGCACTTAAGTTTTATGAACCAAGAGCTGAACTAGTTTCTTTGGATGTTAGAGACAACCCTGATAGAAACTATCTTGGTGTAAGGGTTGAATTTAAAGTAGTAAATACAGACGAAGTTGTAGTGCTAGATACTTCAATATCAAGGATTAGATAAGAATGGCGACCACAATCAATTCATCAGACCTTAACTTTGATGATATCAAAACATCACTAAAAACCTACTTTGCATCTAAGTCAGAGTTTGCTGACTATGACTTTGAAGGTTCTGGTCTGTCTAACATTCTTGATGTGTTGGCATATAATACTCATATGAATGGTTTGATTGCAAACTTTGCATTGAATGAGTCTTTTCTTCCTACAGCACAACTCAGAACATCTTTGGTAAACCATTCACTTTTGTTTGGATATATTCCAAGATCGAAGACTGCATCTAACGCAGAATTGACTGTAACTGTAGATTTAGGATCAGGTGCTGGTAAACCTGCTAGTATTACTATGCCAGCTGGAACACAGTTCGCATCAACAGTTGACGGTGTAAGTTATACATTTAGAACACTTTTAGAATATACAGCATTCCCTAATCCAGTACAACCAAACCTCTATACGTTTGTTGATGCTTTAGGTCAACCCTATGTTAGAGTATTTGAAGGTGAATTGGTTGTCAAGACATTTATTGCTGAGATTACAGGGGACAGACAGGTTTATGTTGTTCCTGATCCAAACTTAGATTTGTCTACAGTTGCAGTTCAAGTATATGACAATGCCAACACAGATAACTTTACAAGTTACTTTAGTGCTAATGCTACATCTGGTGGAAATGCTATTACTAGTATTACTGCTGATACTGCTCTATATCTTCCACTAGAAACATACAATGGATACTGGGAGTTTAACTTTGGTGTTCTGGGTGTAACAGGTAAAAACCCTGTGAACGGTGAAGTTATTCGTGTTACCTACCTTAGAACGAATGGTCTTGATGCAAACGGTGCTTCAACCTTTACCCCATCTTCTACACTTGCTGTTACTGGATTTGGTAGTAAGACATTGAATACTGTAGTAAGAAGAGGCACAAAATCTTCGTTTGGTGCAGATAAAGAAAGTCCTGAATCTATTAGAGCAAATGCTCCACTTTCATATCTTGCGCAAAACAGATTGGTTGCTGCTAACGATTATAGAGGTGTTATTGCTAACGGTGTTCCGGGTATTAAGTCTATCAATGCATGGGGCGGAGAAGATAATGTTCCTGCCAAGTATGGCAAGACTATCATTTCTATTGTATATGAAAGTGATGTTAGTGCAGTCCAGAAGGCTGCTCTACAGACCCTTATCAAAAATAACTTGACTGATCCTTTGTCAGTAGTTGGTGTTGAAGCTGAGTTTGTCGATCCAACATTTATTTACTTGGACGTGATTACAAACTTTAGATACAATCAGTCTTTGACTAACTTAACTAGAGATGCAATCCAAACTAAGATTGTGGGTGAAGTAAATTCTTACTTTTCTGTAAACTCTGGGAAGTTTAATGATACAATTAGAAAATCTAAACTAACATCTCAAATAGATGCTTCTGATCCTTCTATCTTGGGGTCAGATATTGATATTAAAATGTCTGCTAGATTTACTCCATTACAGAACCCGACTACAGGAAATTTTGTTAGAACAGATTATACAATTAACTTTATCAACAATATTCAATCACCTTTGATGCAAGTTCCAAGTATTAGTAGTGATAGATTTGTTGTAAATGGTATTTCTTGTAGTATTAGAAATGCACCACTACACTCGACTACACTTCAAGCTATTGATATTCAAGGTAATGTAGTTATTTCGAATGTGGGTAACTATGAACCAACTACAGGTAAAGTTAATCTAGTAGGGTTCTTAATTGATTCTATTTCTTCTGGTAATACATATTTGACTATTACTGCTAATGCTGCTGATGATAGTACATTCAAACCTTTGAGAAATACATTGATTACTTTAGGAACAAATAGATCAGTTGGTAGTGGAGATGTAAACCAAGCATCTTCTGTAACAGGCACAACGAATTAAACAATGTCAGATACCAAAACCCTTTCAGACTTAAACAGACTAAATGTAAACCTAAAAGAATCTCAGGTTGATACTGTAGTTCCTGAGCATTTCAAAGAACAGTATCCACAACTAGTAGAATTTCTGAAAGCATATTATGAGTATATTGATGGTGAAGGTGGTATTGCACATGATCTAAAAAATATCTTTACATCTAGAGACCCTGAGTCTACTTCAGATGAATTTTTGGATTTATTGTTCCAAGAAAGATCACCGGGATTTGGTCCAATCCAATTTCCTTCTCCAAGATTTGCCTATAAGCAATTGCCTATCATCTATAAGATTAAAGGTACTAACCTGTCTATTGATCAGTTTTTTAGATATTTTTTCCAGCAAGACGTAGAACAAACATTACCTAGAAATCAAATGTTTATTGTTGGTGAAAGTGAGATAGGAGCTGAATCTTTACGATTTATCCAAGACTCATATTATTATCAAATCTTTTCTATTTTGATTAAGAGTGGTATTCCTGCTACCCAATGGTTAGATTACTATAAAAGTTATCTACATCCAGCTGGGTTTGCTATTTTTACAGAAACAGCATTCGAACCTGTAGTGTCTCTTTTCCAAACACCATTGACAGAGATTATTACAGACTCTGATATCGCTGCCTCTGCTGCTACTGTTCTTACATCTGAAGATGGTATTGCTGGTGTAGGTCTTACTTCTGTCACTGCGATTGATAGTGATGCACAGAGAAGATTTGCTGTTAGTCGTGGATTTAATATCTACCAGACTGATGCTCAAGATTCTGATATTCTTAACAATTCACTTTACAATGGGCAGTATATCTCTATTGCAGACATTCTTGATCCTAACTCTAGAAGATTCAGTGATAGTGACAATAGAGAAGACATTAGATACAACCTGTCTGATTCCTTGTATGGTGGTATTACTATGGATGAGGATAGTGGAACATTTGATACTATTGGTCTCATTCCGGGTATTAGGTTCTCTAGCACAACCGAAACTATGGACGAAGGTGTGTTCCCGTTCTATAATGATTCTGGTTTAGATTCAGCAATTGGTCCATATGTTTGATATAAATAAGTTTAAGAGTTTTCATAGGAAGTAAAAATGACAAGCACACTAGATGTATTAGATTCGGACAATGTTCTTAATAGAGGCACAGTTGCTAACGACAACACTGGTGACACTCTAAGGTCTGCTGGACTTAAGATTAACAATCAGTTCGAAAATGTTGATAGTGCTATGTTCAATACATCATGGGCAGAATGGCCTGCTGGTGTAAAAGAAAACAATTCTGTTCTGCGTTATAACGGTTCTAAGTTTGTAGGGACAAATAACGTCAAGATTGACTCTGATGGTAATACTACAGTTTCAGGAACATTAGCAGTTTCAGAGACATTAGCAGTAACATCTACTTCTACTTTTACTGATAGTGCAACATTCTCTGGTAATGTAAGCTTAGGTGATAATGCTGTTCTTAATATTGGTGATGGTAATGATCTTCAGATTTACCATGATGGGTCAAATAGTTATATTAAAGAGGTTGGAACTGGCTTACTTCAACTTAGAACTAATGGCCCTAGAATTGAGTTGTCTGGCCAAAGTGGTGCTGAGTATATGGCTAGGTTTGAGCAAGATGGCCCTGTAAAACTTTACTATAACAACACTAAAAGAATTGAAACTACAAATGTTGGCGGAACAATTATAGGTTCTTTAGTTGCTGACTCTGCCACTATTTCGGGTAACCTTACTGCTAATACTATTAGTCTAGGTGCTTCTGGAACAATTAGTGGTGATTTGACTGTAGATGGTAATATTACATTAAGTGATTCTGATGATATTACTTTGCCAGATCGTTCAATGATTAAACTTGGCACAGATAGTGATTTTGCTATTCATTTTGATTCTAATAACCATGCAGTTATTGAAACTACAAAAGTAAATACTCCATTAGTCTTCAAGCATAATAATGTTGAAGTGATGAGACTTACAGCTAATGAAGTGAATATAAAAGGTAGTCTTAACTTTAGTGCTGACAATTACGAAAAAGTGTTAGTAGCCTACGGTTCAACTCCAGAGAATACTGCTTTGATTACTAATAGTAATACTTTCTCTACTGATAATTATGCATTTATTTTAGACGATACTTGGGATAGTGTTCCTGTAAATACTGGTGTTTTCAACTGCACGAAAAATGTAACAAAAATAAAAGATTTGATTGATGGATTTGTTGACTCTGACGGATCATTTGCAAAAACTTACACTTTAATTTTATACTTTTCCGCTGGAAGCACCTCCAACAGCGGCGAGCAGGGTAGAGCTAAAATTTTTGGTGAAGTCACTGCTGCTGTTAGTTACCAAGATGGGAATATCATTGGTAACCGATTTGAATTTGAACGTGACGAGGAACGGCAATATCATTTTACAAGAAGTGATATGAATATTTCTAGCATGCTAGGAGACGATAATTTAGGGTTCGTAACTGGCACGACCAGCCGCTTCGTAGCAGGTGGCGTTGCTCAAACTGATATCCCTCTTTCTAATGGTGACCCTATTAATTTTGCTATAGAAATTTTTGAAAGAAAACTTAACAACACTACATTTGACGAAGTGCTTAGTAATGGTTTGAGTCAAATTAGATGATAAATATAACCAAACAACTCAATGTGTAAGTAGGTAAAATGGCAAGACAAACTTTAGATATCGGCACAAATGCTAATGACGGAACTGGTGATACACTAAGGTCTGGTGGCGAAAAGATTAATGATAACTTTGCTGAACTCTATACGACGCTTGGTGGAAATAACATTGCGTCTGTTGGTATCAATGCTTCCTTTGCTACTCAAACAATGATCGAAGATGGCGCAGTAAATGATTCTGATACACTTATTATTTTTAATAAAGGGTCTGGCACAATTGCTGCAACTCTTGGTGATGGCACATCAACTGGTGAATATAAAATCTTTTTGAATATCAACGAAGCTGTAGCAACAGTCACCCCAACGAATTTCGGTAATGGCACAAACTTCGCACTAAGTCGATATGGTTCTACACAAGCAGTGTGGGCGGGTTCAGACTGGTATCTGATCGGGCATAAAGACTCCGCAGACACCGACGTAGTAATTACATAAGAAGAGATAAAAAATGGTAGCAATAGTAACTACAGACACTAAACAAATCCTAGTAGAAAAACTAATAGAAGACTTACAGGCTGATTCTAACAACTACTACTTGGGTATTGGTAAGTCTGATGATTGGAATGAAACTGATACAGTTCCAACTACCATTACTGACATTGGAACTACTAGAAGAGAATTTAGAAACAGCCTACAGTCAATTCAAAAAATTGCATCAGTAAGTTATGTTGCTAAAAGATATAATTGGGCTTCTGGTACAATCTATCAGGCATATAATGATAATCAAACTTCTGCTCAAAATGGTCAATATTATGTAATTACTGAATCTAACCGTGTTTACATTTGTTTGAGGCAGGGTAGAAATAACTTGAATGCTGTTCATGCTTCTACTGTAAACCCTGATACAACAGGAACTACTACATCACCAGTAACGACTACTGATGGATATGTTTGGAAGTTCTTGTTCACACAATCTGCTACTAGACTTACAGCATTTTCTACATCTAACTTTATTCCTGTAGAAAAGATTATAGCAGCTGCTGAACTGAGTAACATTCAACAGTCACAGAAAAATGTTCAGGATGCTGCAAGTGTTGGACAGATTGTAGGTTATCGTGTTACTAGTGGTGGCACAGGATTTACAGCAGCTCCTACTATTGCAGTAAATGGTAATGGTAGTAATGCAAGAGCAGTTGCTCTCGTATCAGGTGGAGCAGTAGTAGCAGTAAATGTGGATGATTCTGCCGGAGGTTTCCCATTTGGGTCTGAGTATGACCATGCAAGTATTTCATTCTCCGGTGGTAATGGAACTGGACTTTCAGTTGAACCTGTTATTTCTGAGTATGGTATTGGAACAGACCCTAGAGATGATTTAAAATCAACATCTATTATGTTCAACTCTAAACTTGTAGGTGACGCTGGTTCAGGTGACTTCTTGACAGGCACAGGTGCAGACTTTAGACAAGTAGGTATTATTAGAAATCCTAAACTTCCAACAAGTAGGTCCGCTGCTGATTCTGATTTTACAGCAACTACAGGAAGTGCTTTAAGAATTCTGAGTGTTGGAAGTGGAGATGGTCTTAACGCTATTCCAGTAGATAATCCTATTTCTCAAGTTCAAGGTTCCTTGAAAGCAAGAGCATTTGTCGATAAAGTTACTGGTTCAGAATCTGCTGCTACAATCTTATATCACCAAAATGAGAATACAGGATTTTTACCATTTTCAGTAGGTGGAACTGCATTAATAGACTCAGCAACCCCTGTTAACACAGGGACAATTCTTTCCGACTCTGATGGTGAAGTAAATCCTTACTCTGGAGATTTGTTATATGTAGAGAGTAGAGCTGCTGTTGAAAGAACTACAGCAGGAACAGAAGACATTAAAATTACTATTCAGTTTTAATAAAGGTTAAATAGAAAATGCCAATTACAAAAAATGAAAATACTTTTTCGTCCACTTATAAGGATGATTTTAGTGAAGGTGATAATTACCAGCGAATTCTATTTAATTCTGGTAAGGCTCTTCAGGCAAGAGAACTTACTCAAATGCAGACCATCATTCAAAAGCAGATGGAACGCTTTGGTAGAAATGTCTTCAAAGAAGGTTCTGTTGTAATTCCCGGTGGTCTACAAGTAGACAATGAAATTCAATATGTAAGACTTCAAGGAACTCCAACACTTTATGCTGGTGATATCTTAACTGAATCTGGGACTAACATTAAGGCAAGAGTAGTTGATTTTATTGCACAAGATGGTTCTGATCCTACTAATAATCCTGCAACTGTCTATGTCGATTATATTGATCAGGGTAATACCAGTGGAGGTGCAGATACCCTTGCCTTTTCAAGTGCAGGAACATTAACAAATCCTAGTAGTAGTGGAGGAACAACATCTGTTTCAGTTGAAGTGTTTATATCTGAAAATACTCCTGTAACTGGTAAAGGTTCTAAAATCGCTGTTAATGATGGTGCCTACTTTATTCGTGGAATGTTTGTTCAGACACAAGCACAGAGCAAAATTATTTCAAAATACTCTAATACACCTACAACCAACATTGGTTTTGTTATTACAGAAGATATTGTTACTGTAGATGACACCAATGCTCTTTATGACAACCAAAATGATCTTCCTAATGAAACTGCACCGGGTGCTGACAGGTATAGAATTACACTTACCTTAGCAGCTGAGAGTGAAAGTATTGTAGACTCAGATACTAACTTTATCATTACCAATAGATTGATTAGTGGTAGACTGCAAAGAGAAATTGATGAGAATACCTACAGTGTTATTGGTAAGGAGTTAGCTACTCGAACATTCGAAGAGTCTGGTAACTATGTAGTAGGTGGATTTTCATCTAAATTTAAACCTAAAGATTCTGATGAATTTACATTAGATGTTTCTGCTGGAACTGCATATGTTAATGGTTATAGAGTTACTAGACCCGATAACACACTTATTGATGTGAATAGGTCACAGACGACTACTGGGTCTCTACAAAATGAAAATATTGCTGCTAACTATGGGCATTATATTGTATCAAATGATATTAAAGGTCTGCCTAATGTTAGTTTACTTGAACGGTGGAATCTTTACAGTGATTCTGGAGAAGCTATCCATGACTCTAAGATTTTAGGAACAGCTAGAATTAGAAATGTTCTTGAAGATGGTGCTAACTATAGATACCATATTTTTGATGTTCAAATGACTGGTTCCAATAACTTTAGAAATACAATTAGTATTGCAGCAGACTCTGATAACTATGCTAATCTAGTATTAGAAAACAATAATGCTGTAATCAAAGAAGCAAATAACAATAACGTATTCTTCCAATTACCTCGCAATAGACCCAAGATAGAGGATGGTGTAGATGTAAATGGTCTTACTGTCCAAAGAAGTTTTACAAAAGCTGCTACTGGCGGGGAACTGTCTATTACTAGAACTGGTGGAGAATTGGGTTCTAATGACATTGGTGCGAATGTTACAGGTTGGATTATTGCAAAAGTAAGTGATGGTATTGTCGTAAACGAAACTCCAACATTGGAAGGAACTCCAACTGGTTCAGTAGTTAAATATAGTAATTTAAATGGCACCGATCAATATCAAATTTTGGGATATGTCTCAGTAGGTTTGACAGGTTCAGGACAAAGAGGCAAAACTTTGTCTACCCAAACTCAAACTTTTGACAATACTAGTGTTGAAAGTGATGGTTCTGGACTTAGATTCTTTACCTTACAGGACTATGACATTTATAGTTTCGACTCTATTGGTGATGCAGCTGGCAATAGCATTACCGATAGATTTATTACAGATAATGGTCAAAGAGACAACTTCTATGACAGAGGTAGAATTATCTTAAGAAGTGGTCAGTCTATTCCAACTTCTGATACAACGGTATACTACAAGCATTTTGAGCATGCTGGGGCAGGAAACTTCTTTTCTGTAAACTCGTATCCAAACTCTATTGCCTATGAAGATATTCCAAGACACAGAATGCGTAATGGAACTGAAGTTGAACTTAGAAATGTATTAGACTTTAGAAGCAAAAAGCACACTAATGACACTTTTGAAGATGGTGAGGCGTATGTGCATGCACTTCCATCTAATACTGATATTATTACTGCTGATATTGAGTATTATCAGTCCAGAAAAGATGTATTGGTTGCATCACCTGAAGGTGGGTTGATTTATATTGAAGGTAAACCAAGTGCAAATCCAGTAAAACCTGAGATTTCACCTAATGCTATGGAACTAGCAAACTTCACTCTTAATCCATATACTGATAATGTATCCGACTTGACTGCTACTACTGTCAACAATCGTAGATATACTATGAGAGATATTGGTGGTATTGTCAGCAGAATTGATAACTTAGAAGAAGCTGTTACACTTAATCTATTAGAACTTGAAACATCTACACTTGAAGTGCTAGATGCTAATGGTAATAATAGATTTAAGAACGGTTTCTTTGCAGATAACTTCAAAGATTTAGTATTCTCTGATATTTTCTCGGATCAATATTCTGCCGGGTTAGACCTTGATGAAAATACTATTACACCATTTGGCGTGCAAAACAATGTGCGGATGAGACATAATAGTTCACATACAACTGATTCTGGTGTAATCCAAAAAGGTGATTTAGTCTTCCTTGATTATACAGAAGTAAATGAGATTAATCAAGACGTAGCAACTGAAACTGAGAATGTAAACCCATTTGATGTTATTCTTTACAATGGCACTCTTACTATTTCTCCTGAAAGAGATGAGTGGAGAGAAGCAAGAGTAGTAGACACCATTAATGCTACTGGGCGAGCGAATGAGTTAAGAACCAGTGAAGCAGCTAGACGAAGATTAGTACAAAACCTCATTAGACCTAGTGAATTCGTTAGTGCTGAAGATTTAGGTGCGCAAAGTCTTGATATTGGTGTTGGTGATATTATTACTGATTTCAATAGAAGTAATAGAACTAGTTCTTCCACTGAAATATCTAATGAACGTTTCGGCTTCTTCGCTGGGCGTAGAAACAACTTTGGGGAAATCAGACCCGGCCGGGTCACAACTACTAGAACCACTACAACAGTTAGAGGTATTTTTGGTTCAATAGTAGTTGGTCTTTCGCTTCTTCCATTTGTTCGTTCTAGAAAAGTATTCTTTAGAGCAGAAGGTCTTGCTCCTACTAGAGAACACTTCTTATACTTTGATAGAACACCGATCAAAGATTTTGTAAGAGAAGAAGCAAGTGGATTCAAAAGATTTACTGATAGTAGTAACCTAGATGACTTTACTAACGGGCAATATTTTGAAGTAACTGCTCATCCAGAAACTAAGTCTACACTTGTAACTAATCCTGTTGGTGTTATTGAAGGGTCTTTCTTTATCCCTAATAACGATACATTACGATTTGATACTGGTGATAGAAAAGTTACAATCCATGATCTAGATCAAACAACAGCAACTTATAGTGAAGCTGCTCCATCTTCTATTGCATTTGCAAATTATACATCTTTGGGTATAGAAGCATCTGTAGTTAATTTGGCATTTAGTTCTACAAGTTCTAGTGAAAGAACTCGAACATTCTTTACCCCTAATGAACCAATCGCACAGTCTTTCCAAATTCAAAATACTGAAGGTGGGTTTGTTACTAGTATTGAAGTATTCTTTGCTACAACTCCAAATTCAAAGAACTCAGCTGGCGAGAATGATGCAAATGATAATACTCCTATTACATTACAACTTAGACCCGTTGAAAGTGGTGTTCCATCACAGGATGCAATTGTTCCCGGTGCAGTAAAGACTTTGACACCTGAAGATATTTATAATCAAGGAGGTATACAACCTTTAAATACTACAACTACTATTGAACAAGTTCGTGCCAAACCTACTAAATTCGAATTTGATGCTCCTGTTTACTTACAGGGCAATACTGAGTATGCATTAGTATTGATTGCAAACACACAGAACTATAATGTGTATGTTTCAAAACTTGATGATTTTGTCATCAATGATACTGATAGAAGAGTTAAAAAGCAACCGTCTCTTGGTTCCTTCTTCATGTCTCAAAATGCTATTACATGGACACCAGATCAGTTTAGAGATATGATGTTTAAAGTTAATAGAGCAGATTTTGTTTCTTCTGGTAAGGCTGTGTTTGAAAACAGAGCAATTCCTACTACTAATCCGGGCATCAATCCAATCTCCACAACTAATGGTGATAGTGATATTACTATTTTGTTACCTAGTTCTGGATTTGTAAAGAATGATCTAGTCTTTATTTCTGGACTGGACTCTGCTACAAGATATGGTGGTATTTTAGGTAGCACAATTATTGGTGAACAGACTGTAAAGAAAGTAGATGGACGTTCATTCCAGATTACTGTAGATTCTGCTGCAACTGAAACTATCCTAACAGGTGGCGCTTCTTTAACATCAGAACGAAATATTCTAATGGATGAAATGCTTGCAAACATCAACTCTTTCTTACCATCAACAGGAACAACTGTTAGCACAACAGCTGAACTTACAGGTGGTGCTTCGTTAGTTACTGCGAACAATGCTACTAACAATGCATATGATCAGTTAAGTGCAGTTGACATTATACCTTATCAGTTGACTAGATTTGAATCTCCAAGAGTTATTGCATCTTCTAGAAATGAAGAAAAGGAGTTTACTGGTGGGTCAGCAGGTAGAAAGTCTGTAACATTTACATCTACACTTTCTACAAATGATGGTTATATCTCTCCTGTAATTGACTTACAAACGTTATCTGTTTCTGCTGTAAGTAACTTTATTGATAACCAGACTGTTGATTCTGATCTTGCCACTGAACCTAATGTTACATTTAACAATCCTATTGATTTTGTAGCAGACAGTGCAGCAAACTCTGGTTCATCTTTGTCAAAGCATATTACTATTCCTATCAATCTTGGTGAACCGGCTGTTGGACTGAAAGTTCTTCTTGCTGCTAACAGACCTAGTGGTTCTTTCTTTGACCTTTACTTTAGAACATTACCAGCTGGTTCTGATACTGATATTGAAACTGTTAAGTTTGTCTTGGCAACAGAAGATACCAGTGTTCAAACTGATGATAACAGAGATATCTTTAGACAATATGAATATACTATCGGTGGAACAACAGGAACATTAACACCGTTCTCTACCTTCCAGTTGAAGATTGTGTTTAGGTCACAGAACTCTTCTAGAGTGCCTAGACTTAAAGATTTGAGAGCAATCGCACTGGGAACATAATGAATGAATGATGATTATGTAAAGGTTGAGGGCAGTCCTAATCTTGTAAAAGATAAAATCACAGGGATTGTCCTCAATAATGATAAGAGTGGTCTAGCAGCTGCTAAACGTAGAAAGCAGTTAGTAGAAGAACAAAAAGAAGAAAAGAAACTCATACAGAAGTTAAAATCTGACAATGATGAGTTAAAAGATGAAGTAGCAGAATTGAAAGAACTTGTAAAAAGTTTGATTGATTCTAAAGTATAAATAAATAGAAAATACTTTTTAGAGGAAATCATGGCTCAGCAAAGAGATTTTGTAGTTGATCAAGGATCGGACATTACGATTGAACTCCATCTTAAAAATGAGGATGGAAGCACAAAAGACTTGACTGGGCATCTGGTTAGAGGAAAGATCAAAAAGTCCTATGACACTACTGACAATGATCAAATTTTTAACTTTACTCAAACAACAATTCAGTCTCCCTCTACTAGTGGTATTGCACTAATTACACTTTCAAATACCTTAACCGATACAATGAAAGCTGGAAGATATGTGTATGACATCGAACTTTTATCTGGTGACGTTTCAGACATTGTAGAACGAATTCTTGAAGGTAAATTGAGTGTAACACCTTCTGTGACAAAATGAGTTAGATCATGGGAACATATGTCAGTGAACTGAGAAGAAGTAAAGACACTCATAAAGTCAAAATAGAATATCGCAGCACTACTGTAGTTGAAAAAGTAGTTGTAAGAAAACCTATTAACATCACTGATGTTAGAGGCGCACTTATTCGTGATCTTAACGATGTATCAGATGAAACTGGCAACCTGTTAGTAGGTATTGTAGATAATGTTGAAGATGGAAGTTTGTTAGTTTTTAATTCATCAACTAGAAATTTTGAAACTACTACAACATTAGGCAGAGAAGATAGACCTAATCAAACTCAAAAGATTGATGGAGGCGAATACTAAATGCCAGCTATCATTCTTATAAAACGAGCAGATAGTGATGGAAAACCATCAAGTTTATCTAGAGGTGAACTTGCATATGCGTTTGGTGCAGGGACTGTATCAAATGATGGTCAACGATTATTCATAGGTGACTCTACCAATATCAAAACAATTGGTGGTGAATATTTCACCCAATTCTTAGATCATACTCCCGGCACTCTTACAGCATCTTCTGCTATCATTACAGATGCTAGTAATAAGATTGACCAGTTAAAGATTGACAATATAACTGTAGATAGCGGTTCTATATCTACTGACAATGGTGATCTAACATTAAGTGCTTCTAGTGGAATCATTAAGTTTGGTAGTTTTGAATTTGATTCGAATGAAATTAGAACCGTTTCAAATGTAGAAACTTTAATATTAAATCCATATCCTACTAATGATTCTGGTACAGTAATTATTAAAGGCAACCTGAGAGTTGATGGAACTACAACTACTGTAAACTCTACTGAAGTTACTATTAATGATCTTGCTATTGTTCTTGGTGATAGTGCTGGCACAAACAAAATTGAGTTTGATGGTGCTGGTATTATTGTTTTCGATGCAGATGCAAATGCTGTATTTGGAGCAACTTCTCCAAGCATCACTTATAATGGGACTACAGATCGCTGGAACTTTAGTAGAGCTATTGATGTAGACTCTGCTTATATTGATAATGTAGTGTTCTCCCAAGCAAATATCACAACTCTAAACATTTCCGACTCAGCAACAATTGTTGGTCTAAATGTAACAGGTAATACTAATCTAGCAACTTTAGATGTATCTGACTCAGCAACAATTGTCGATCTAAATGTTACTGGTCAGACTACTCTTACAAACGCAAATATAACTACTCTTTCAATTGATTCTGCTGTTATCAGTGGAATTACATTTACTGATAGTGCATTATCTCAGTTCTTAGACAGTGATGATTTTGTCTTTAGTAATGGTCAGGCAAGTCTAAAAAATGAATCTATCCAAGATATTGTCGGTGCTATGGTTTCTGGTAATACAGAAACAAATATTACTGTAACATATCAAGATGGCGATGGGACTATTGACTTTGAAGTTCCAATAGCATCAGTTGATAGTGTTGGTGTAGCACAGTTTGATAGTAATGAATTTAATGTAGTTGCAGGATTAGTTACTATTGATACAATTGACGGCGGAAGTTTTTGATATAAATAGATAAAAGTGACGATGCTCATATAGTTATCGTCACTCTAATATAAAAATTTTTAGACTTATATAAGTCGAATGTAGGGTTGGAGACGTAATGTCAACTATTAAGTTACGCCGCAGTGCTGTATCTGGTAATACGCCGACTACAGGACAGTTAGATTTAGGCGAAGTAGCCATCAACACGCATGATGGCAAGATGTTCTTTAAGAGAGATAAGAACGGTGAGCTGTCTATTATTGAACTTGGTGGCGCACAGGTCGCTGAGAACGTTTTCTATGTTTCCAAAAGCGGTAATGATAGTAATGCTGGAACAAGCATTGACCGTGCATTCCTTACACTCGATAAAGCATTAACAGTAGCAGCAGAACGCAGAGGTGCTGCTGGACTTGATTCTGATGGTGCAGAAGGTTCTGTATTAGAAAATAAAACCCGTAGAGATTTAGGTCTTTATATTGATGCTGCAAAGTATGATATAGCACTTGGAACAAAGTTTAACCAAGTATTCCAAGGTAGAGCAGGATCATATACTAAAGGTATTACTGAAGTATTATTCAGTATTGATGCAACCAAAGACCTTGTAAATGACCTTTCTGCTATTAGTGGTGATGCTACTTCTCTTTCTAGATCAGATGCATATTTTGATGAAGTCAAAGACATTATTCAAAATGGTAGAAATAATACTGATGCTCTAGCAGCTGCACAATATCCTACTCCTACAAATGCTTCTACCTACTATGACTCTTCTCAAACAGAAGATGATGCATCTAGGTCAAAAGTTAAACTCTTAAACAATAGAGTTTTTATTTCTGAAGAAGTAAACGAGTTTGTAAAAGCAACCTATGATATTTCCTATGATAGTGCAAAATGTAAAAGAGATATTAGAGTTGCTGTAGAAGCACTTGCCTATGATGCAACCTATCTTGGTAATGCTGGTGCCTATGATAATGCTAACTTCTTCTTCCATAATGGCGCACAGATTCCTGCCTACCAAAAGACAGAAACTGCAGCTGCCTATGATAGAATGGCAGTGGTCCTAGAAGGGGTTCTAAAGGACAGTGCGGTGGTGTTGTCTGGTCCGGGGGGGAATTATACCACCTCACAAAATTATACTGGACCTTCTCCTAGACAGTTAAAGATTGATGAACTTTCTGCGTCTACTACTATGATTGGTAATGTAATCAAAAATGGTGTGTCGTCACTACCTGCTTCTAGAATTACGCCTGACTTAGATAGTAGAGTTACCTTTAGTAGTGCTGGTCTTGACTCAGCAGCACTAAAGACTTCGTTTGATGCTATTGGAACAAACAAGACTACTATTATTAATAATGTTATTGATTTAGTAGATAGTGAATATCCATTATTGTTTGGTATTGGTGACAGATATGTAGATGTTCTAGATGCTCCTGAGATTGCATCTACGATTTACTTGAAGACTGGTGATTATACTATTAACAATCCAGTAGAAGTTCCAAAGAACGTATCTATTATTGGCGACAACCTGAAGAATACTAGTGTTCGTCCTAAGAACAAAACTTCTGATATGTTCTATGTAAATAATAATGGATATATTTCAGACATTACATTTAGAGACCATTTACAACCAGCTGCTGTTATTGCATGGAATCCAGCAGGAGACTCTGCTTCTAACATTATTGTAAACTCTCCATATATTCGTAACTGCACATCTATTACTGGACCAGACTTATCTAGAAATGATGATGGAACATATGTTTATCCTGATGCTGCTGATGCTGCTAAACCAGCACAAGGTGGTGATGGTATTCGTAATGATGGTTCTAAGGTAGGTGGCATTCGTTCTATTGTTGTAGACTCCTTTACACAGATTAACCAAGGTGGTAAGGGTGTATATCTTCTCAATAGAGGATACTGTCAGTTAGTATCAGTCTTTACAGTATATTGTGATGTAGGGTTCTTGGCAGAGAATGGTGGATTTGCTTCTATTACAAACTCTAACAGTTCTTTTGGTAATATTGGATTGAAAGCAACTGGTGTAACTCCAAAGTTATATGAAGCTTCTGTAGATAACAATCAGGACCAGATTGATAATATCATTACACTTAAGAACTTAACCAAGAGACCAAATATCTCAGATGCTATCAAGTTCTCTTCTGACCCACTTTACTATACTGTAGATTCTGCTTCTTATGATTCTGATACTGGATTAGGTTCAATTAAACTTCAGGAAGCACCTGATATTAATTTATCAGATAATGACTCTGCTACATTCCACCAAAGAAGTGCATTATCTTCTTCTGGACACACATTTGAGTGGATTGGAACAGGCACAGACGTAAGAACTGCATTCCCGTATCGTGGTGGTGTTCCTAACCAAACAGATGAAGTAGTTCAAGACTCAGACAGAGCTGGACTTTGCTTTGTAACTAGCACAGACCAAAAGGGTGACTTTAGAGTTGGAGAAGACTTCCTTATTCAAAGATCAACCGGAACTATTGAAGGGCAAGCATTTGATAGAAGTCTTTTTGCCCGTGTAACTCCATTCTCACTCGCACTTGAGGACTAAACATGGCTGAACTAAATGTATTCAAAACTATAACAAAAACTATTGACACAAGCAACCAGACAATCTATGCTGCACCAGCAAACTATACTGGTATTGTATTGTCTACACAGATTGCTAATGCGTCGGACTCTGATGCTAACTTGACCTTTACTTATCATGATTCTGCTAGTGCAACAGGTGTTGAACTACTTTCACAGTTTGATATCCCATCTAGAGATACAGCAAATGGTTCTACAGGAAAGTTAGTAGTTCAGTCAAATGGTGTACTTAAAATGGTTTCTGATAAAGATAATAAATTAAAACTAGTAATGGGTATACTGGAATCGCTCAATGGCTAAAAATGATTCAAGACTTCTTAGTGGTCGAGTAAAGACTAAGAGTGGAACTAGTTTAGACACTAGAAGGAGCGACTTCTTAAGTCTTGATAATGCTGAACCAAATCTCGGCAATCCAGATTCTGACCGTTATATTCTTGCATCTTTAGCTGATGGAACACGTTTATTCCTAAACCTTAATAATGGTTTTATTGTCAATGCAGATAGTGTAAGTGGTGATGAAACAACTTTTTCTATTGATCCTTCTGGATTAGCAAATGCTGTAGGCACTACACTTGCAGATGTTCTTGACGATCTTGACTCTGCTATTACTTTGGCATTTGGTAGTGGTGTTATTCATGATAACAATTTTAATGGTGCAGGAACAGCTGAATCACCGTTATCATTAGATTCCGATTTGCGGATTTTTGGTATTACTGGTGACTCTGCAACATTCACTAACATTACTTCACCCGGCACAATTGATTTTACTGGTGCAACAATTTTAGATGGTGGTGTAGTTACAACTGTTGATATTAATGGTGGAACTATTGATGGAGTTACTATTGCTACATCTGATATTACAGTAGGCGCTGGTAAAACTTTAGATGTATCTTCTGGAACTTTGACACTATCCGACAATCAAATATCGGGTGATAAAGTAGAAGGTGGCACAATTAATTCTGTTACTGTAAATAATCTTACATCTGGAAATGTAAACATTGACGGTGGGTTTATTGACGGGACTGCTATTGGACATACTACACCTGACTCTGCTTCATTCACAACTATTTCTACTTCTGGTGCTGCTACTCTCGCTAGTGCTAGTGTTACAGATTTGACAGATAATAGAGTTGTTATTGCTGGAACTTCTGGTGAACTTGGAGATAATTCTAACCTAACCTATGATGGCACAACACTCAACGTTGCTAACACTACAGCATCTACTAACTCTACAAATGGTGCATTAGTTGTTGCTGGTGGTGTAGGTATTGGTGGGGCTTTGAATGTAAGTGGTAATGTAGAAGTCAATGGCGACTTTACTGTTACTGGCACAACCACTACTGTTGATGTTGAAACACTTTCCATTACTGACCCTTTGATCCACCTTGCAGACTCTAATGAATCTGGTGACGAAGTTGATATTGGTTTTATTGGACACTATTTTGACGATGCTTTAGGCGGAAGACAACATACAGGTATCTTTAGAGATGCATCAAATGATGAATATTATGTTTTTGCTCAGTATCAAGACTCTGCCTTAGACTCTTCTCCTAGATCAAACGTTATTGACAGAACACGGTCATCATTTGTTCTTGCTCCATTTAATGCCTTGTCCGTAACTGCTGAGACTTTATCAGGCACAGTCAGTGCAGACTCTATCAATACAAGTAAACTAACTGCTACAAATATCGTTGGTGGATTTATTGATGGCATAGCAATTGGTCATACCACAGCAGACTCAGGCACATTTACAAATCTTGCTAGAACTTCCCCTTCAGGCGTAACAGCAGGTGCATATGGTTCCGTTACAGAAATTCCTGTAATTACATTAGATGCTTCTGGTTTTGTAGATAGTATTGGTCAAGTTTCAATCAGCACAACATTAAATACTGCTGCTGAAACTGGCACAGGAACAGTTAATCTTCTAGACTCTTCCCTTGAGATTGCAGCTGGTGAAGGCATCAATACAGCGGCAACTGGTAGAACTATTACCATATCTAGTGAAGATGCAAGCACATCCAATAAAGGTATTGCTAGTTTTGCTTCTGGTGATTTTGATATATCTTCTGGTGCTGTCAGTATTAAAGATGCTGGTGTAGGAAATGACCAGTTAGAGTTTGATAGTGTAACAGTCACCGCAGGTTCTGGTTTGACAGGCGGTGGTTCAATTGCACTTGGTAGTTCTGTAGAAATTAAACTGGACTCAGGTGCAGTAAAAGGTCTGTTCTCTGGTGGTAATAATATAGATTATAATAATAGCACTGGTGAGATTTCAGCATCTGTTAGTGGTGTTATTGCAGGGGTATATGGAAACAGTACAAAAATTCCTGTTATTAGTGTTGATAGTTATGGTCAAGTTGATAGTATCGGTCTCATAGGAGCGCAGGCTTCTTTGGGTGATACTGTTGATAGTATTGGATTTGATAGTGCAACAGGCGTGTTTACTATTGTTACTGATGTAGCATCATTCTTTGCAACTATTACTCTTGGCCCATATACAACCAATGATCTAGTAGAAGGTGATAGCAACAAATACTATACTAAGATTAGAGTGGACTCTGATATTGATCAGGCGTTTAATGAAAACCCATCATTTGGTGGGACTGGTGCGCCATTTAGTGTAGCAAATGATACTAAAATAAATAATCTTAATGCAGATAAACTTGACGGGAAATCTTTTGATGATTTTATGTTATTAGGTGAACCTGCTACAAAAACAAATGGTGATGTTAGATTTAATGATGATGTTCTACTTACATTTGGACAATCTAATGATTTAAGAATTTACCATGACCAAAACACCAGTTACATTAATGAGATTGGAACTGGTGACCTTAAGATACTGACTAATGGTCAGAGTATTATCCTAGAAGATTCTACTAACGACAAAGTATCTGGTCAGTTTACACCATCTGGTTCTGTAGACCTATACCATAATGGAAGTAAGAAGTTTGAAACTATTGATTCTGGCGTTCTCGTAACAGGTATTATTGCAGCTGATTCTGGAACTATTAATAGCAATAGAATTCTTACTACTGCTGATGAAGGTTCTGGGAATGGTCTAGATGCTGATACCTTAGACGGTTTACAGAGTATACAGTTCCTACGTTCTGACCAAGATGACAGTATAGCAGGAACTTTGTTTATTGATGATAGTCTTTCTGCTAATAATATTACAAGAAGAAATACTACAGTAGCAGCAGGAATTTATGGTTCTGTTACAGCAATTCCAGTTTTAACTGTAGATGCTTCTGGTTTTGTAGATAGTGTTGGAACTACTGCACTCAGTACAGTTCTTAGCACTTCAGCAGAGGCCGGAACAGGTTCTGTAAACCTTCTGGACTCTTCTTTAGAGATTGCAGCTGGGGTTGGTATTGATACCGTTGCTTCAGGTAATACTGTTACTGTAGAGATTGACTCTGCTGATCTTGCTGCATACTTCAGTAAAGTTATTAATCACGATAGCACCTCTGGATTTCTCGTTGATGAACACGTAGCACACTCTAGTATTAATATTAACGCCAATAATGGTCTTACGGGCGGTGGAACTATTGATGCTAATGTGGGTTTGGCAGTAGGTGCTGGAACTGGTATTAGAGTTAATGCTAATGATATTGATATTGACTCTGCTGATCTTGCTGCATACTTCAGTAAAGCGATTGTGCATGATAATACGAATGGATTTGAAGAAGATGAGCATGTAGCACACTCTGACGTCTCTATTACGGCAGGTAACGGTTTAACTGGTGGTGGTACAATAGCGTCTAGCAGAAGATTAGATGTTGTCGGTGGTGATGGTATCACTGCTAATGCAAATGAGATTGAAGTTACCGTTGATGGTTCTACAATTGAACTTTCTGCTACTGATGGTTCTGGTGCAGTCAGAGTAAAAGATGGTGGTATCACTAATGCCAAGCTTCAGTATGACTCATCCACAATCGGTGATACTTCTATTGTTCTTGGTGGGTCTACTACAACACTTGCTGGTCTCACTCAGTTAGATGTTGACAATGTTCGTATTGATGGTAATACTATCAGTAGTACCGCTGGTTCTTACATGTATATTGATCCACATCCTGTAGATAGTGCTGGTACTTTGGTTATTCTTGGTAACTTGTCTGTAGAAGGCACAACTACTACCATTAAATCAACTACAGTAAGCATTAACGATAAGAATATTGTTCTTGCAGACTCTGCGTCTGATGATACAGAAGCAAATGGAGCAGGAATCACAGTAGGAACATACGCATCTAATCCAACTATTACATATGATGGTAATACTGGC